GGATTTATTGGGTTATCTCCCATACCTATACCGCCGTTGGCGGTGTAGGTTCATAGTACAGTCTAGGCATACCAGTCCAGAAGTAACATTGATAATCTTCACCAGCAGCAGCATATATATCATAAATTTGCTGTTTCGCAATGCCTGTGAGATCATGTAAAGCGATGTAAAAATCCCAACATGCATCCCAGCGTTGAACTGCGGTGTAATCATCCTGTTTTCCCGGCGTAAACCTTAACGAGCTATAATAAGGCATTTCAAATTCCATTGTTCCATTAACATTAGAATATGTGTATGCACTACCAGTGGTACCTGTAAATGGTGATCCATAACGTGGAACGTTGTTAGCATCATCTTTCATTACAGCACTTTCAGCTATTTGGCTATTGCTCGTATAGGTTAAAGTAGGTCCAAAGCTTTGAACGTAAGCAAGACTTCCAAAGCTAAATGGTGCTCTACGTACTGTTATTGTATTCTCTACTGATATATCTGATCGTGGGACAATCTTGTATCGAATAGAACCTCTTTTGCCAGAAAAGCAATTGCTAATCCAATGTAAGAGTATTGTATTACAATAATTGTACGCCTGAGCTGTACTAGTTTGGTGCACAGCACCAGCTACTGCCCCTCTTAAATAAGGGAACCAGGATCTTCTACCAGAGATGAGATACTCTCCTCCTTGATAAGTGCCAAAAGATTCATGTAAATTGTATCTCTTGAGCATAGTTCGGAAAGATTGTATACTCTCTCCAGTAAACACTTTGTTAACTAACTCAGTGTCTTGAACACCTGGTCCTAGATTCATGGACATAGCTTGTTGAGGCTTGTCAGGTTCAGTTGTACCTAAACTTTCTGGTGTTAAACCTTCTTCACCACTTTGGGCCTCAAAGGGTTTGAAGGTGAATTCACCTAAAGTATCATCAGGTACAAATACCTCAAAATCGTCACCCATTGACACGAAGACATTCACTTCTATGTCATTATTGGCAGTGCTGTTGGGTGTTGTCAGCTCATTTACAATGTATACACCAATACCTCCATTATCATTAAAGTACTGTTTGAAGACTGGTGTTACTGCGCTAAATTGCAAAGGATCGACGCCAGGCAACGCATGACTAACTAAAGTGTATTGTTGTCCGTTCCCGATCTCAATTGTAAAATCGTTTTCATCTGCTATGTCAACGATGCGCAAATAATTTACATTGTATCCTGATGTTGCGGGTATTTCGTTTGGATCATAAACGAACTTTAAACGACCCTTGTGAAATGTTGAAGCTACTATTTGAAATCGAAATTTCATTGAACCAGTCCAATATTGGAAAGGCAAAGCTGCAACAGCACAAGCTGGAAAATGGAAAGGAGCTGTATCACCAGATCCCGACCTATCCCACAAAACAGGAGATACTCTAGAGTTCCACAAAAGCGTCTCTGGAGCAGTGCCAGTTTGCCAAGTAAAGGATGTTAAATAACTTTCTCTACTTGCAATATCCCTTATATTGAAGGGATCTATTCCACCTAAGCCAGATACTCGAGGGTCAATAGTCAATTCTTGTTTGTCATCGACCGTTAATTTCTGAACTGTATCAGGTGTATTAGTTAAGGCTAACGACGAAATGACCGTTGGCCTATAAGGCTCGCAAGCCTTTGTGACTGGTGGTCTACAATATCCAAACAATTTGGCTATTGCAGCCACTGATTCACTACCTATGCTAGTGGCCATAGCAAAAGGTGACAAATAGGGTACCTTGATCAAAGACCCAGCAACTTTAGCGATTGCTGTTGCTGGTCCTGAAATCATGCCTGTCCTATTTGCTTGATCAACTTCCGTTCCTGATTGGGGCTCAAAATCTGTCAAAACATTGAAGTTAACATCTTCAGCCCAAGCGAATACAGTAATTGTAACTTGATCAGTCGCTCCATTAGCGTGCTTCAATACATTCAATGTACGAAAGTACAAATGTCCCATTTCTCGCCATGTTTCTTCTGGGATGTTCAAATAGTTTGAAGCTGAAAAGAAGGGTAGCGTCATCTCCCCTCCTAGTGACAATGTTGGATTGAGAAATAAATGTGGTTGTTGCGAAGCTTGAATTAAATCTTGCTTTACCAAAGCTGCATTAGAACTCAAATCATCATATTGATCGAATGGCAAGTATGACACTAATACTCGACCATAATGGAAACCATTTCCATTTATGATGATCTTAACCTTCATTGTACATCTGAGCAGGTTATAATTATCTATCCTAGCTGCTACTGTTGGGTGTTCCCAAAACAGTTGCCAGGGATTGATA